GAGGTAAATGGCGATCGTTCCGGAACCCAGTGGCAGTAGGATTGGACGCAACCAAGTTCGACATGCACGTGTCCCCCGAGGCTTTGGCCTGGGAACACTCGGTGTATCTGGAGTTGTTTCGGCACGACCCTGAGTTGGCAAAGCTGCTTCGGTGGCAAATGAACAACAAGGGCTACGGCTATTGCAACGATGGTAAGCTGAAGTACCAGGTGAAGGGGAAGAGATTCTCTGGGGACATGAACACAGGGCTGGGCAACTGTCTGCTGATGAGTGCTATGGTGCACGCGTGGGCTAGACAGGCCAAGTGCCAGGTTAAGCTGTTGAACAATGGCGACGACTGTGTCGTCATTATGGAGCGGGAGGATTACGCTAGGTTCATTAGCGGCCTTGATCAATGGTTTCTGGAGATGGGGTTTAGGATGGTGGCTGAGGAGCCCGTGTATCGCATGCACGAGATTGAGTTCTGCCAGATGCACCCCATCGAGATCGGCGATGAATGCCGCATGGTCCGCAATATTCCCATGTCGATACGCAAGGACACAATGACCGTGCACCCCCTTACCAACAAGAAACATCGCGCTAAATGGCTCACTGCCGTTGGCGCCTGCGGATTGTGGCTTGTAGGTGGGGTGCCGGTTGTCCAAGACTTCTATCAGGCGTACCAGAGGCTCGGGTGCCATGCTGTGAGCGGCATGGTGGATGACCCCACGTTCGCTACCGGTATGAGGCTCATGGCACGCGGAGTGCGTGAGCAGTACCGGGAGCCCGATGCTTGGACCCGCGTCCAGGTTTTCGAAGCGTGGGGTATCACCCCAGACGAGCAATGTGCACTGGAGGAGTATTACCGCGAATACGATTTGGACGATGGGCGGATCACTGATGAGGTATACAATGACCAGCTTCTTCCAACCGCAGTGCTCACGCCGTAAAGGCATGGGTACTAGCTCACAATTCAATTGCATAGTAGTACCATGGCGCGCAAGGGGCGCACCACTGTGGTCATCAAGACCAAGAAGAAGCAGACACAAAAGAAACGGGAGACAAAGGAGGTTTCTGCGTTGGGCAAAGCCATTAGGTCGTTGGGTATGGCTGCTGGAGGAGCAGCCGGTAGTTACCTGGGTCAGCCAGTCGCCGGTGGGGCGGTTGGACACTCTTTGGGTGCCGCACTCAGCCGTTGGTTGGGCGCTGGGGATTATACCATCGGCACTAACTCGATTGTCAAGCAGTCGATGCGTGCCGCTAGTTCGATCCCAATCATGCACACTGACCAACAGAGTGTGGTGATTAGGCACAAAGAGTTTTTGGGGGAGGTGCTGTCCAGTACATCGTATCGGGTGCAGCAGAGTTTTCCCCTAAACCCGGGCAATTCCACGACTTTCCCTTGGCTCAGTAACATAGCGGCAAGCTTCCAGGAGTACAGGATCCGGGGGTTGGTGTTTCATTACATTCCGTCTAGCGGCAGTGCCGTCGCCAGCGCCAATGCTGCGCTAGGCACAGTCATGCTGCAGACGTCGTACCGGAGCAACGACACCCCACCTGGCACTAAAGTGGAGCTCTTGAATGAATTCTGGAGCAATGAGGTTGTGCCGTGTGATTCCATGGCGCATCCGGTCGAATGTGACCCAAAGGAAAATCCCTTTAACGTCCAGTACATCAGAACTGGGAGCGTCCCTAGTGGCGATTCTGTCCTAATGTACGACCTCGGACAGACGCACCTTGCGGTTAGCGGCTGCCAGACGGTCAATGGCCGGTTAGGTGACCTGTGGGTCTCGTACGACATTGAACTCAAGAAACCACTGTTGTACTCCAACGTCACTAGTAGGGTAGACTCATCAACTGGCATTGTCACCAGTGGGGCCACGGCTTCAGCCATCTTCGGCCCCACTGCAATAACGCTGGCTGGCCCCACCCCTGTCACGGTGCTTAACAACACGATCACGTTCCCAAAGGGCATGATCGGAACATTTTTCATCATGATACAGGTTGGGGGCAACACTCTTGCACTAACAGCTGGCACACCTACTATCACACAAGCAAGCCTCGCGGCGCCCATCGACGGGCTGGCCACCACTTTCCTCGCGGATTTGGTGGGCAGCACCACAAACACCTTGTGGGTCGGGGTGCAGCTACTAGAACCTGGCGTCACGCCAGTGCTCACGTGGACCACCGGTGGCAGTGCAACTGCCATCACCATCACCCGTATTGTTGTCTCGCAGATCGCTTAGAATTGACTGCCACTGCATATTTGCATGTTCACAGACCTCACCAAAAATCAAATAAACACAGCGTAATAATAAGCCATGCCACTGGCCTACAAAAATCTCTCCGCATGTATTATAGTGAGGTTACATATTTGCATGTTCACAGACCTCACCAAAAATCAAATAAACACAGCGTAATAATAAGCCATGCCACTGGCCTACAAAAATCTCTCCGCATGTATTATAG